TCGACCGTTCCCGAGGTGTGTGCGAATACGGTTCGAACGGCCTTCAAAAGGTCGGAGGCGATGTATTCGAACAGTTCGGCGTCCCAGTAGTCAGACTTCCCGGCCGCCACGCGCCCGACGAGCGCCTCGTCCCGCGGCGTGAGGGATTCTCCATCGGATGCCCCGTCCTGCGGGGCCTCCGCGAAAAAAGCGTGTCCGTCCGCACCGTCTTCCGTACCTTCCCCATCCTGCCGCTCCCCGTCGCCGCCGGGCGGAAGGAGCCCCTGCTGCTTCTTGCCGATCACGGCGATTCCGAACGTGTCCCGAATCCACTCCGGATCGACGTCGTAATTCTGGGACGCCTCGTAAGTCATCTTCCAGAGTTTCTCCAGGTCCACCTCCTTGGTGATCTCCAGCCGCAGGCCCGGTTTGAGGAAGCCGATGGCGGCCAATGCCGGGAGAATCTTCCGGTTGAAGGAGGACTCGATCAGCCGTTTGTCGGCCTTCACGACGGCCTCCATGAGCTTGGTGCTACTCTCCTCCTTCGAACGGTTGCCGTTCTCGGTGTCCTGACCGAGCACGGCCGCCAGGTTGAGCAGCGAGAGCTGCTGGTCGCAGGTCGAAATGAGATTTTTATAGACATCGCCGTTCGTGGCTACACCTTGTGCGAACTCGAAATCCTCCGTCGTGTCGATGATGAAATAGGCCGCCGATCCGATCTCGCGCATCATCGTTTCGGCCCGCTCCAGCATTTCGTCGTCAGTGGTGTTCGTCTTCATGACGCGCGGAGGTATGCCGAATATCTCGCACAGCTCACTCCAGCAGGAGAGGGCGAACTTCTTGATCAACACATACGGCACGGCCTTGTTGAGCAGCCCGAGGTCGCATTTGCGCGGGTAGATCTCGACGAGCCAGCGGCCGAACTCCGGCAGAAGTCGATAATCCACCGTCTCCGAACCTTCGGCGTCGGGGTAGAATTTCCCGACTTCGGGCGACACGTTCTCACGCGGCACGAGGTCGGCCACGACCGTTCCGGCCGGATCATAGTCGAACTCGATGAGCGAGTGGTTGAAAAACTGCGCTTCGACGATCAGTTCGACGAGGTCCTCGTACAGGCCCGAATCCTTGAACTTCTGCGTCTCGGCCTCGTCCTTGCGGCCGTTCATCTTCAGTTCGAACTCCGCGCCCTGGCTTTTGCCGATGCGGAGAACCGACACCTGCGAGGTCATCAGCGCATCGTCGATCACCTCCGAGAAAAGCCGTTGCAGCAACACCTGCTTCGGTTCATAGGTACTCGTCGCCTGCAGGCGGGCACGCTTCCAGTCGGCGATGTCCTTGCGGGTCACGGATTCCTGCCGCCTGATGACGCGGCGAATGATCCGCGCATCGTTCCGGCGAGCGGGCTTTCTTTCCATCTTGGCGGCTGCCTCCGCAGCGGCTGCCGCCTTTGTTTTATATCCGATCTTTTTCATTAGAACGAGTGTCTGAATTTAGAGTTGGAGCCGCAGCGCATCTTGATCCGGACTTCGCCTTTCTCGTCGGTCAGCAACGGCAGACTCGGGGTGCGCGTCCCCGCGGCCACGCCCTCCAGGTATTTGATGACACGGTCATAGCGCTCCTTCCATATCTCATATATGGTTTCGACGTTCGACAGTTTGATAAGGTTCCACACGGTGACGATCTTGGTGTTTTCCAGAACGAGCGCATTGCGCTCGGAACCCTCCGCCGCGAAAATCCGGTCCGTGTCGTAACGCGGCCGCAGATAGGAGCGCACCTCCTCGACGGCGGCTTCGATGGCTTGCAGTACGATCTGCTCGTCGCCCTCGGTGATCTCCTCGACGATATGGGCATACATGTGGCTTTTCAGTTCTTCCGGTGTCAGATACATTGTCCTATTGATTTTACCACCTGCGGCTGGCCCGATGGCCCACCGCATAGCGGTTGTTGGTTTGACGAGCCGCGTGGCTCAATATCCATATTGCCCCTTCCAGGGCGTCTGGAGCGTCATCTTGATTTTTTTCGATGGCTTGCAGCACGATCTGCTCGTCGCCCTCGGTGATCTCCTCGACGATATGGGCGTACATGTGGCTTTTCAGTTCTTCCGGTGTCAGATACATTGTCCTATTGATTTTACCACCTACGGCTGGCCCGATGGCCCACCGCATAGCGGTTGTTGGTCTTACGCACGGAGTTGCTCAGTTTCCATATCGCCCCCTCCAGCGCATCCGGGGCGTCGTCGTGAATTTTGCTGCCTTTCTCGAAGCAGAGGAGCTGCTCGACGAGGACCCGCATTCCCTGCGAATCTCGCTCCAGCTCGTTGAAGATGATGTCCCCGCGCTCGAACAGGGGCTGCAAGGCTTCGATGCGTGCGAATTTGTCCGGCTTCTTGCGCGTGTCTCCGACGATGGGTATCTGGTAGCCGACCTTCTCGCCGTACTTGCGGAACTCGTCGAGGAGCAGGTCCTGCATGAATCCCGCCTCCATTTCGTACCGCACCGGGTTGTCCCCGACGTAATCGTGGGCGTCGTAGTGCCATTCGACCATCGTCGAGACCTTCGTCTGGTCGGCATAGGCTTTCAGCACGTGGTATTTGCCCTGGGGCGTGATGCCGACGAGCATCGTCGCCTTGAAGTCGGCCGTCGCCGACGCCTTGAACGAAGGGTCGGTGTAGCAGACGATTGCGCGGTATTCCCGCATGCGCAGCATCTTTCCGAAGCGGACGTGCTTCTCCTCGAAAACGGTTCCCGCATTGACGGGGTTGTTCATGTATTCGCGCTGGAAACGCCGCTCGCCCATGATGCCGCGCATTTCGGCGATCTCCCGCAGCGTGTAGTTCTGCGGCCAGGACGGAAGGCCCTTTCTGTCGAGCGCATTGACGACGGTATGGTGGAAATGCGGATTATCCGCCAGGGTGCCGATGACCGACGTGCGGCCGATCCGGTTGCCTACGACGGCCAGGCGTCCGCGACCCATCGCCATCGTTCCGAGCAGGGCCGTCATCAGCCAGTCCACCGCTTCGCCCACGCGCCGGGGATTGCGCACCAGCTCGTCGTCGTCGATGTCATCCACCGCGATATAATTGGGCCGCAGCCCGCGCTTCTTGATGCCTCGCGGCGACTGTCCGCGTCCCAGCGCGATGAACAGATCGCCTGTGGCCGTCGTGAACTCGCCGTTCGTCCATATTCCCGCTCCCCGTTGATTGCCGAAATCTGCGTTATAGAGGTCGTTGGACTCCAGCTCCGCCTGCAAGTCGCCCAGCAGGCGCCGGGCGGCTTCCTGGCTTTTCGACACCAGAATCATGATCAACGGTTGCGCGTTGGGCTGGATCTTCAGCCAGAGCGGCTGCAAGAGCGAAATATGCGTGGACTTGGCGTGCCCGCGCGCCCACTCGAACAGGCCGCGGGCGTTTTCATGGTCCCGCATGTAAATCGCGGCATCGACCTGGAAGTCCGCGCACTCGGTCGTCGCAAGGTGGGGAAAATAGGTGCGGACAAAATACCTGTAATCCTTTCGCGCACGGGCGATGCGGTCCTTTCGCTCCTGCTCCGTTCCCTTCGGAATCTTGGCCGTTGATCGTTCGATGTCGTGGCAATGCTGAATCCAGCGTTCCTGCGCCTCCTTGTATTTTCTGCTGACGGATGCCATTCGTTACGCCTCCTGTGCGGAAATGTATTCGATATACTTCTTGTGCAGGCTGTTTATGGTCGTGAGCAGTTCGGGCGTCAGCTCCTCGTCGGTCTCGGCCCGCTGCATCATCCATTGCTCCAAATCGATGATTACGTCGATGATCTCGTCCTTGGTGATGCCCTTTGCGATGCGCTTTGCCGAGGCCATGACCTTGGCGATGTTGTCCGACAGTTTGGTAATGCCGTCGATGTCGTCCGTTTCGCCCTTGTTCAGCTTGGTGATGATCAGCTCGGAAATCTTCTTCGCTGCCAACATCAGTGAATTGACCAGAGCGGCCGACGAGGAGTTCTGCTCCCGGCGCCGGGCGTCCCAGTTCTCCTCCCTGGCCCACCTGCTGACGGTGGCCTCCGTCAGTCCGGTTTTCGCGGCGATTACCCGCTGCGTTTCGCCGCTCAGAAACAGACGGCACGCATAATCCCGGAGAACGTCGAGCTCTCGCTTCGTCCTCGGCTTTTTGGTCGTTTTAGCCATTCACAGCGATTCTATTCAGCCCTTCCGGGCGGTTTGTACGGTGCAAAATTGGGGCATTCGCCCGCCGAATAAAAATAGAATGTAAATTATTTACACTCTATTTGTTACGCGAGTTTACCCGGGCGATATTTGCACCATGAATCGCGGAATGGAGCAGAGGCCAGCTCGTCAGACTCATTATCTGAAGGTCGGGGGTTCGAATCCCCCTTCCGCTACAAAGTCTTATTATGGACGGACAGACAGAGCCGGGGCCGAGTAGCAACGGTCGGCTCTGAGCGATAAGATCGCGCAGCGGTGATTGCTACCTTGGCTAAGCCGCTGCTTTTTGACGGCGATGGAAAAAACGTACATAGATTCCGTAAACGAAACACCGCGGGAAGCCGTAATGCGGCTTTATGGCGCAATCGGCCCGCGGGTGGACGGCGACTATTTCGCCCAGGAGCTCGCGTCGCTCGACCGGGGCGACTTCGATATGATTCATATCCGGATGAACTCTCCGGGCGGCAACGTCTTCCAGGGCATGAGCATCGTTTCGGCCATCCTCTCCATGAACACCCCCGTCTGCGTACATATCGACGGCATCGCGGCGTCGATGGCCGCCGTTGTCGCCGTGGCTGCGGACCGCGTGTGCATGATGGACTTCGCTAAAATGATGATCCACGACCCCTATTTCACGGGGGAGAGCGGAAAGGCGACGAGCCCCAAGCAGAAGAAGGCACTGGCGCGGCTTACCGACATGCTGCGGCAGGTCCTCGTCCGCCGGGGCAAGGACGAGGCGACAATGGCGAAGCTGATGCGCGAGGAGACGTGGTTCTCGGCAGCGGAGGCGCTCGATGCGGGGCTGTGCGACGAGATCACCTCCTCGGCCCGTAACGAGTTCATGAATTTAGACCCCATGCAGCTTGTCGCTGCGGTCGATGCAGAATACCAAACCAACAATCAAGAACAAATGGAAAAAATCAATTTGTCGGCCGAGGCTATCGTTGCCCTCGGCAGCAAAAGCGGCCAGATGGACGAAGCTGCCGTCAGCGCAGCGATCGTCGCGGCCGTCGCGGCCAAAGACGAGGAGATCGCCAACCTCAAGGCCGCGAAGGAGACGGCCGAAGCGGAAATCGCCCGGCTCAGGAAGGAGAAGGAGGACGCCGTGGCCGCCGAGGCGGTAAGTTTCGCCGACGCGCTCGTCAAGGCGGGCAAGATTTCGGCCGATGCCAGGGATGCCGCCGTCGAGACCTTCAAGGCCAACCCGGAGAACGCCCGCAAGATCTTCGGCAGCGTACCGGAACGCACGAAGCTCTCCAGCCTGGCAGGGACGCAGGGCGGCGACGCGGGCAAGTATGCCGCGAAGTCGTGGGACGAGCTGGACCGTGCCGGACTGCTCGCCGAGCTCAAAGCCAACCACCCCGACCTCTACGAGAAGAAGTACAAGGAGATGGCCGCCTCGCTGCACATCTGCCGGGGATAGCCGAAAACGCATCATCAACAAATCAAAACAGAATGGCATTACAAGTTGAAATCTGGGTGAAGTCCATCATCGAAGGACTGTTCGCCAACAACACGTTCGCGGCCCGCTCGGTCGATCACAGCGAGTTCGTGAACGAAAAGACGGTGCACGTTCCGAACGCCGGGGCGGCTCCGAACGTGGAGAAAAACCGAACGGTTTTCCCCGCCAGCGTGACCGAACGCAAGGACGTCGATCTGATCTATCAGATGGACGAGTTCACCGTGGACCCGGTGCGCATCCCCCATGCCGAGCAGGTGGAGCTGTCCTACAACAAGCGCGAAAGCGTCACACGCCAGTCGCGCCGCAAACTCGCGCAGGACATCTACGAGTCGATCATCTACAACTGGATTCCCGAAGGGGTGAAGGTCGTGGAGACGCTCGGCGAGGCCGTCGCCGCACACATCAAAGAGGCCACGGGCAACCGCAAACGGATGACCAAGCAGACCGTCGAGGAGCTCCAGACGCTTTTCGACGAGCAGGACATCCCGGAGGAGGGCCGCTGCATCCTGCTCGACGCACGGATGTACAACCAGTTGCTGAACTCCCTGACGGACGCCGAGCGCAACGGCTTCCTGGTATGCGCAGACCCCGCCCGCGGTGTGATCGGCAAATACCTCGGTTTCGACTTCTACAAGCGTTCGAAGGTGGCGAAGGTCGCTACGGACGGCACGCTGAAGCCCTGGAGCGCGGCCAACGCTGCGACGGACTGCGCCGCGGGTCTGGCATGGCACGAGGACTGTGTGTCGCGCGCGCTGGGCGATTCGCTTCTGTTCGACGACCAGGGCAACCCGCTCTACTACGGCGACATCATTTCGTTCCTCCAGCGCGCCGGAGGCAAGAGCATCCGGGCAGACAAGGCGGGCGTGGTACTGATCAGGCAGGCGGCAGCCGAGTAGCGGATGGAGACCTGGATTATTTACGTCATTGCACCTATCGCCATCGCGCTGGTAAGCTGGATTCTCGGCAAGAACGGACGGCGTATCGACGAGACGTCCAAACTGGTGGCCCTGCTTCAGGAGGAGATCACCCGTCTGACGGCCAAAGTCGAGAAGCTGGAGGCCAAGGTCGAGATCAAGGAGCACGAGTCGGAGCGCAAGAGCGGGATAATCCAGGAAGCTTTCCGCTGCAAGACGCCTTCGCACAAGTGCCCCGTGTTAATCAAGTTATTCGAGTTCAACGATCAAAAGGAAGATGAGCAGAGGACTAAGAAACTGCAACCCGGGGAATATCCGCCGGAGTGCGACCAAATACAAGGGAGAGACGAGGAGTTCCGACCCGGCCTTTAAGGCGTTCGAGTCGATGCCGTGGGGCTACCGGGCGATGTTCGTGCTGCTCCACACCTACCGGGTGCGTCACGGATGCCGCACGCTGCGGGAGATGATCTCGCGCTATGCGCCGCCCATGGAGAACCATACGGAGAACTACATCCGGGCCGTGGCTGCCGGAGCGCAGGTGTCGCCCGACGAGCCACTCGACACCAAGAGCGGCGAGCGGATGATTCCGGTCGTTGCGGCCATGAGCCGCGTGGAGAACGGAACGCCCGCACGCATGGACGAGGTTCGGGCGGGCTGGGATCTGTTCACAAAGTACCCTGTATGACACGGCGGCGAATCCTCCTCCCGCTCCTCCTGGCAGCACTGTTCTGCGCCTGCGCGCCCTCCCGCCGGACGGCGGCGGTGCACAGCCGAGCGGAAAACGACCTTCGGATGCAGGTGCTCCGCGAGGAACTCTCGACGCGCGACAGCCTGTTTTTCCGGGCCTTGTGCGAGGAACTGATCCGCAACCTCGACGGCGAGCGGCATCTGCACCGGGTTGTCGGGGAGGAGGTCGAGACCGTCACACGGGAATACGACACCTCCCGTCCAGTCGATACGCTGACCGGAACACCGCCCCTGCGGCGGGAGACCACCCAACGGCGGCGCCTTACGGATTCCACTCACGAGGCGGACCGTGTACGACAGACCGAACACCGAATCCAGGCCGACACGATCCTCGGCGGCGGTCATGCCAGGCAGCAGCTTCGGACGGAAGGAAATACCTCCCGGCAGGAAGCCGCCGAAACAGATCTCACGACGGCCCAGCGTCGCGGCCTTACCTGGTGGCAGCATGCCCTGTGCATTGCCGGACTGCTGGTCGTGGCTTATGGCACTTACAGATTATTCAAACACCGTTAAAACAACAATTGAATGGCAAAAAACAATCATACCGCAAAAACCGCCGGGAAAGCTCCGAAAACGGCCGGAGCCTCCGTCCAGACCGCGGACGTGTCTATGCAGGTAGGGAACGAATCGCCCGATCTCCAGCCGGCTCCCGACACGGAACCCGCCGCCGGGAAGGAGGCGGAACCGACGCCGTCGGTCCCCGAAGCTCCGGACACGACACCCGGTCTCCGGCCGGACTCCGCATCCGATGATGAGAGCGGCACGGCGGATCGGCAGACCGATGACACCCCGGCAACGGCCGGGGAGGACGAGCGGCCACTTTCTGCGGTAACGGCATTCGCCGACACCCCGGAGGAACTGGCGGCCCGCCAGGCTACCGAGGCGGCGGCCCG